GGGGTCATTAGGTCTGCCTGGTTCTTTACATAGATGACAAAACAAAGCTGTTTCTCTTATTAGTTTTGCTTTCCTTCTGTATTGACTGTCATACAGGTTAGGTCGTCTTGCCTTCATCTCTTGCAACCTAAGGTTCTCTAGGGTCTGCCACTCGCTCTGATGTTTCTCACATCGAGATAACCCTTTGGTCAACTGTCCACACACTAGGCAGGGCTTAGGGAACCTACCCATCCTTTCCCCAACCAATTCCTAAGAATGTCACAGCAGGTGCAGAGTCGTAGCTCCTAGTCATCTCTGCCTGGCACTTGACACAGATTGGTTTTAGCTCATCCTCTGTTATGCCTCTAAGGATTGTCATGGTCAGGTCACAGGTGTTGCACTTGTAATCGTAGGCTGGCATCTTTATCTTTCCTCTGGCAACTCAAGCAGTAGCCTCAATGCTAACTCAGCTTGTTGGGGCACTACTCCATTACCTGCAAGCTTTAGCTCATCATTACGCTTTAGGTCATGTCCGGTTATCCAGCCGTCAGGTAGCCCCATCATCCACTCTGTGAACTTAGAGCTGAGGCGATGGTTGTTATCTTTTCCGTCTGGCTTTGTTGGCTCTGGTGCTGGTCTGCCAAGGATTGACTCCCAGCGTCTAATGGCTGGCTCAAACTTCCCCCAGCTACCTAAGTAAGCCACATCGTGCAAGGTTGTTCCGGTGTGATGTTTTGATCCTGGTTGTCTACCTGATGTTGCGTTGCGACTTTGGATAGCAGTTGCAGTTGGTAATAAAGACAGGTCTTTGACTTGATTAGATAGCCATACTTGTCCTGTTTTACCTTTCACCTCGCTCGTTTGCTGCGATGGGCCTTTTGTGCCCTCACTTGCAGCAGGTGTCATAAACAATTCAATCTTATGGAATACCTGAGCTAATGTCACTGAATGCATTGAGCCTGGTTTTTGTTGTGTGCTGGCAAGGCTGGCTGTGTATTGGTCACTGACTGTTGGGGTAGGCAACGATGAATACTCTGAACCTGTTGTGCGGTGCTCCTGCATCGGCAGCTCGTACACCTTGCCATCGAGCATCGTACCCGATGTCGGCCAAATCTCCGAGAACGGCACCCATCGCTCTGATAGCAGGTCCATCTCCCAGTTGCCCCATAACTTCAGGTTCGTATTCCATTCCATTACTGGCTTTTGCACTTAGCAAACCCCTTACATTTTCGATTACTACAAGCTTTGGTTTGATTATGTTGATTGCTTGATAAAACTCTGACCACAATCCTGAGCGTGTTCCGTCTTTTAGTCCGGCACCTTTACCTGCCGTTGATAAGTCCTGACAAGGAAAGCCCCCTGTAAGTATGTCAACAGGCTCTACTGAGTGCCAGTCAACCTTGCTAACATCTCGGTAGTTCGGCACACCTGGGAAGTTAGCCTCAAGAACTTTGCTAGGGGCATCCTCCCATTCACAATGCCAAGCTACTGTTGCCCCTGTCACCTTTGATACAGCTAAGTCAAGACCGCCATAACCGCTGAATAAGCTACCTATTTTCATAGCTTGTAAACAGTCCCAGTAAAGTGTTGGCCCTTAACTAATGGGAATACAAGCAAGCCAGGGTCAGAGTCATCTCCACCCATCCCAAGCCTGTACCAGCTTGAGCCAGCATCAAGTGTTGGGCATTGGATAACCCATCGGCTGTGGTCGTTGCGTCTGCCTGACTCTTTGACTGTTAGGTGATGGAAGTGGCCATGTATCAGGATGTCTGCATCTTTGACTGGCTGGTTGCCATGCGACTGATTCCGCCACCATTGCACAATGCCGTCAGGTCGAGCTGCTTGGTGTCCATGCACTAGCCCAAGGATCATCTGGTTATCTCCCCAAACATCTAGGGCAAGTGACTCATCGTTAGCCTGTGGCTCAAAGAATCTAACCGGCAGACCTACCTCTTGAGCCAGCCTTGCAAGCTGTCGTTGTATGTGGATGCCCCAATCATCGGTTGGAGTGCCGAGCTTGAGCTTGCCAGCTCTCCAGGCACAATGATTAGAGCCAACTGATGCTGCTGTTATCGGTGCGTGTTTGGCAAGTAGCTTTAGGGTTTCCCACTCGAAGGTAGCCTCAAGGTCAACCTGTTGCATCAAACTGAGGTCGTTGGTCCTGTTGGGGTTTCCACCTGACTCAAAGCCCTCGATACTGTCACCAACATTTAGGAAGTAGATGTGGTCTGGCTTTTCTTGTTTCAGGTAGTCATCTAGCCTTGCTTGCTTTTCTGCAATGCGTTCTATTAGCTCAGGGGTACCGCCTCTGATGTCACCGGCTTTGCCTGTCTGAGTATCTGACCAACAGACAACAACAGCTTTGTCGTTCTTTTCTTTTGGCTTTGCAACTTTGACTGCTCGCTTTGCCTGGGCATAAAGCGTTGGCAAGTCAATGTCTGCCTCTGTCTTGTTGCGGAAGTTGAACCGCCAGCTAACCAGCCAGTCCCCACCCTCTCGCTGTTGCCAGCGTGAAGTTCTAACAGGACCATAGATCTCTACTCTCTCAGGGTCAAAGCCTTGGTCTATTAGAAACTGGGTGAAGTCTGGCTGGTCGCCGGTTGTTGGTGGGGTTGTGGCTTGACCGCTTGAGCCATCAAACTCAACGGCAGGTCGCCAATCCTTTGGGGCCGTAATCCTTGGGGTTGGCTCTAAGTTTTCAAGCATTGCAGGTGCACCTTTTCGCTCGGTGTTTTCTCAAAGGTGATTCGCTGATTAGCAAACCCCTCTTTGTAAGTGCCTCTGCCAAGGTTAGCGTTGGCCAATCTGGATTGTTTATTGCCTGTTTCAGTATCTCTTGGTCTTTAGGTTCTAGTGATTCCATTAGAGTCCTAACCTTACAAGCACCAATCTTGGCTGGTGGTGTTAGCCCTTCAAGCATTTCTGCCCCCTTAGTGTCTGCCTCGTGAGATGTAAGCCTTGACAAGTCTGCCGATAAAGAAGTGAAGCCTGTACCTGTAATAGCGTAGCTGAAAGGCCCAGTTAGTCCTCGCTCTTATCCCTCTGTGTTTCCCCATTGTCCCTCACCGCCTCGATGATTTCGACAATGCGTTCTAGTGTGTCTAAGTCGGCTGTCATGCTCAGGACTGCATCCTCGTGGATTTCGGAGATTACCTGCTCGGTAAAGAACTCCAAGGTGTCATGGTGTGAATCTCTGTATCCGGCAGCGTAGCCCTTGTACCAGATGTCAACACTTCTGCGTTTTAGGGCTTTTCGCTCGTAAGATCTAAACACTTCCACCTCTCCTCAATCTCGTTGACTATCTTGGCAAGTTCGGCAAGCTGGATGCTCAGAAGATCTAACCTCAGCTCTAGCTCCTCGATGCTTAGTCCCATTTGGCACCTGCCAAGTTAGCTCTCATGTCTGACTTGTATCTGCCTTCTATCTCGGCAGCAATATCCTCGGCTGTTGCCTCTGGGTGATAGGCGATGTATTCCAAGATGGCCTCACGCTCGTAGCGTTTGCCGTTATTGAAACCTGATGTGTATTCGGTGTCAGTCATGGATCTTGTTTTCTATCCTGGCGATTACATAGTCAAGGGCATTGAGCCATTCCTCACAGCCATGACAGGTGCAGAGTGTCTGGTCTTTTGTTTCTGCCAGCAACCTAATGATGTGCTGACGCTCGTGTCTGATGCCAGAGTTAAAGGCTCGGACTGAGCTGGTTGCAATGATGTCTTGTAGCTCGCTCACTTGGTTCCTTTCTCAATTAGTTGAATCAAAAGCACACTAGGCACCTTGTCAATGTTCCTAGCGTGATGCTCAGAAACTACCTCTTTGATTAGTTTGATAATGCGTTCACGCTCTCTTGTAGTGCCGTTGGCATAGGCCTGAGCAACTGCCTCTTGTCTTTTCTGCGTTTCTGTTTTGGGTCTGGTAACTTTAGGCATCTCAGCTCTGTTGGCTTTAGCCCAGTCAAACTTGGTCATGCTTCTACCTTTGGCCTTCTGTCAATGGTTGCTAGGTAGCCCATGATCATGTGACCGGTTGCGATGTCAAGTGTGCGGTCAATCTGCATCGCCTGGATAAGCGATTCAACTGCCTTCTGCTCATCTCTCCTGCCCTTGATGTAGGCAGCGAGCTTATCTGCTGGAATCTGAGAAACTGCTATTTGTATCAACTGGCACTCCTTCGATTAGGTCAATGATGATTGTGATTGCTTTGGTTGGCTGAGGATAGGCAGCCTTGATGAGTCTTAGGACTTCATCCTTCATAAGTTTTCGGCCCATGTAGATGCCGTCAGACTTAGCCACACCAAAGTTGTATTGGTTCGGGTTGTAGTCCATGACTGCAAACTCGATTGGTTCAGGGTTATAGTTGGCCATTTTCTCTCTGTTCTATGTAGGTGTCGGCGATGTGTTGTAGCAGGGTAAGTCGAGCAAGTTGTTTCTGGATGTGGTACTTGTCTGTTTCAGGGTTGCCCCCTTTAGCCTCGTACTCAGCGTTTGTCCAGAGCCTTGCTTCCTCTATGACTTGTGCGAGATGTTTCTTATTCATCTGGCACCTTTGCGAGTGAACCAAAGTGCGATGACTAGGAAGTGAATTGCGATTAGGACTGCACCGGCGTAGTAGCCAATGGTGACGCTGTATTCCTGTATGGCAAGTGTCATGCCAAAGGATAGAAACACGCTGACTGTAAGTAGCCAACCTTTCATTTGAATCTCCTAACTGGCCCCCCTTGGGCCATGTCTAAACTCTATACCTGTTTTTTGAGTTTTTTGGGAGATTTTTGTGTTTTTTTGCCTTTTTCGGCGTGTCGTTATTCTAGGCTTTTGACAGTGATTGTGGCCCCTGGCTCGATGCCTTGGGCGTAGAGCTTTCGGGCTGAGATGCGAGTGATCCTGCTGTCATCGGTATAGACCCCTGCAATGGCTAGGGCATCGCCTACTGACCGGACCAGCTTGTCTAGGTCTGGGGCTACTGAGGGTGATGAGCGTGTCGCTGATGCTGGCTTTGCCATGTAGAAGTTGACTGCCAGCTCGCAGGGGCCGTCTATCGGCTCCCAGTCTGAGGGCAAGGTCGCAATGACCTCGTTGACTATGGCAGTTCGCCAAGCCTTGTGTTTCTTGCTGTTGACCTGGACTATTCGCCCTTGCATTATGGCGTGTGAGCCTTGGCTGGCAGGATCGCCGGTGATGCTAAAGCTTACCTCTGCCATGTAGTTCCCATGCTCCCATTATGGCAGCGATGGCGTAGATAAGACCGAAGGCTAGTCCCAGACCACCAAGAACGCTAGTGGTGTTGAGCGATAGGTTAAGGAGCACCCCAGCGGTTAGTGCTGGGACTAGCCATCGGAGATTTCTCAAAAGGGGCTTGGCTCGTGGGTTGGCTCAAACAACGACTTGACTACCTGAGCTGGGTCGGCTGGGGTGATGTAAGGGTTGTTGATGCTCACCTTGATTGACTGCTTGGCTTCGCCCTCTTTGTTAGTCCAGTTGTCAATCTCTGAGCTGTAAAGCCCTTCAACCTGCAACTCGTCACCGATGTCAAAGGTGGTTGGTGTCTTTAGCCATACTGTGTATCGCTTGTTGATTGTTTCGCCAGCCTTGGTTGTGTAAGCCTCGGTCAGCTCGATGCCCTTGCCTTCGTAGAATACTCGGCTTATGGTGCCTTTTACTTTGATACTTGCCATCTCTTTTCCTTATCTCTTGTTTTTTTACTCTAGTGGTCACCTAAGACATGATTGGGGTTGGTGCAGTCGGTGTGGCCACAGGATCTAATGCCAGGCAGGACAGGCTGGCCATCAAAGATTGGCACAGTAAGGGTTGCCTTGTCAAACTCACCCTGCCAAGGGATGCACTTCTCAGAGCCGTACTTGATGACCAAGGCTCGGTGCATCCGGCAGGACTGGCACTTGAGGTCTTTCCTCTTTCGCTTATGGGTGTTGACCTTCCAGGTAGCACCGCATCGGCAACACAGTGCCACATTGTCATCCACGCCATAATCTTAGCCTTCGACAACTCTGGACAGGTGACCCTCGAACTTGAGTCCTACTTCGCCTAAGCCACCTTGTCGGTTCTTTGCAACCTTCATTATCATCCAGCTCTTTTGCCACTCAAACTGATCCTCAGCTATTGACTCTCGGTGCAGCAGAATCACTGCATCTGCATCTTGCTCGATGCCACCTGAATCTCTGAGGTCGGCTAGGTCGGGCTTGGAGTCTTTGCGTTGCTCTGGTCCTCGGTTGAGCTGGGCTAGTGCGATGACCGGCACTTCGAGATCGCGAGCAAGGTTCTTTAGCCCGATGGAGATGTCGGTAATCATCTCGTATCTCTTTCGGCCCTTTTCTGTGTCCTGAATCAAGCCAAGGTAGTCAACAACGATTGCTCGGAGCTGGCCGTTAGCTTTGACTCCGTTTGCCATCGCCCTAATCTGCAAAAGGTTCTGTCCTGACTTGTCATGGATGGCGAGCTGGTGGCTTGTTATCTTTTCCTTAGCTCTTGCAATCTTGTCCCAGTCAACATCTTTTAGTGTGCCCTTCTCAATGTTGCCAATGTAGACCTCGGCTTCCATCGAGATGATTCTGTTATACAACTCTGACTTGCCCATCTCAAGGCTGTGAAAGCTGACTGGTCCTTGCTTTGCTAGTTCCCAAGCAATCTGCAAGCCAACTATGGTCTTACCAATACCTGGTCGGGCACCGATGATGTAAAGGGCACCTGGTCGGAATCCCCCAAGAATGTCGTTGAGGTCTTTCCAAGGGCTGAGTGGATAATTCTTTGGCTTGTCTATTTCGTCAAGGTAAGGGATGAGTTCATCGCTTACATAGCTCGGTCTGCTCGCTGTGTTGCGATCACTAAGGTTGTCAATTTCCTTCTTGGCTTGATCTATAACTGTTGCCAAGTCCTCGTGCTGGGCTTTCATGTTTATGACTTGACCGGCATGAGCAAGCTTTCGCCTGGTGACTTCCTCGATGATTC